GTATGTAAATGCCAAAGATTTAAATAACTTAAAAGAACAAATCAATCTTCGGATTGACACCTATGAATATCGAGAGCTAACAAAACAATATTATGAACTCAAGAAGCTGATCCGAGAAAACCCTGACAGTGAAGAATTGAAAGAACAATTGAAAGAAGTTGAAACAGAACGAAAAATTTTAAGAGAAAGGATCGACGCAAAACTAGAATGACTTTCTTTCCACAAGGAATAACTACCTGTACCAACCCAGACTGTAAAAATGCTGGGAAGAATGTTGAACGATGGGAACATAAAGACAACCTGGGATATACCCGGGCGGTAGTTTGTGAAGCCTGCTCCCAAGATGAAGAAGAAATGGATTTATTTAATGACTAAAAAAGAAACAAGAAAGATTACTATTTCCAAGAGTGAGTACGAAGCGCTTACCGATAATGGAAACGCTAAGTATATAAGCGATACAAAGATTGCCAAACACATCGAGACCCTTAAGCAGATGATTATAGAAATGGAAGCATGGGTCAAATAAAATTTTTTAAAATCATTTTCGGACTCTTGGTATTTATGAGTCTGTTCTCTGTCTACATGGCGGTGACGGTATGATCTGGAATAAACGATTCATTTACCCAGGCTCCCAGCGGAGTATTAAAGGGGAATATGATATCAGTAACATGCTCTTACCAAGTGTTACCACAGTATTACGAGCGACCGAACCTGAGGAGAAACGCCAATCTTTAAACCGGTGGATAGCTTCCAAGGGCGAGGATGAAGCGACAAGGATCAAGGAGCTAGCAGGAAAAAGAGGAACGGCCATGCATTTTTACTTGCAGAAACATCTCGATCCCGATTGTAAAGGCTATGCGGACCTGACCCACATTGGACGAGTTGCCGAACCGATGGCTAAGAAGATTATCAGCAAAGGATTCGATGACCTGACGGAAGTATGGGGATCTGAGGTGACCGTTTACTATCCTGGACTCTACGCCGGAGCAACCGATCTCGCAGGTATTTATGATTACTCGGAAAGTATTATCGATTTTAAACAAAGCAACAAACCTAAACGGAGAGAATGGATTGACGATTATTTTATGCAACTCGGGGCCTATGCGATGGCTCATAATACGGTGCATGGAACCCAGATCGATCAGGGAGTTATACTGATGTGTACCCCCGATTGTTTTTTCCAGAAGTTTGTTGTTCGAGGAAAGGAATTTGTCAAATACCAACATCAATTTTTAAAGAGACTTGATGAATACTATAAGGGAAGGAGGTAGTATGAAAACAATAGTTGAACGATTTATATCGTGGCGAATTCGTGGCGTAAATGTGTCAGAAAAAAGGCTCAAGCAGCTTTTGAAAGCTGACGTGGGTCCAGCAGCAAGCGACAAGGTTCTAGATGGCCTGTATAAAATGATATCTGCGACATTAAAGGACATTTCCAACATGCAAAACGAGATAATTACCCTACAAACGATCATGGACGACTCTAAAAGTGAGTAAAAACGCCACTAGTAGATGATTTCATGTAGGATAATGCCATATCACATGTTATCACATGTTAAAACAGTCAAAAAGCTAGCATTGGCGCCATTATCACGTAGATCACGCCTATAGAGGCTCCCAGATATTGGATGACATGCGAAATTGATTTTTTATTTTACGTGATGTTCGTGATCTTATATTAGATAGATGTACCAACACTTATTTAAATATCTTATATCACGTGGGTGTGATCTAATAATATCCTACATTATATACTTGAATAGGGGCCACGGGGAAACTTTGGATTCGAAAATACTAGAAAAAGTCTGGAAGGTTCTATAGGGGTACTGTATGGTAGGGAGAAATAAAATATATAATGGCAAGTCCATTGTTAAACTGCAAGCGCATTCAGAATGGATGGATGAGTTTAACAAGGTACACAACCCTGACTACTACTATGGCGAGAAAAAAACCACGAAGAAGAAAACTCGTAAACGCGACACAGTCAAACGACATCCCGTATTCAAAGTATCGGATTGAGTGGATTGACATCATGTCGGACTCAGGTTGGGCAGATGAAAAGCAGTTTACTAAAATGAAGATCGCTTCCCCTGTTAATGAAGGGTGGTTATTCTCTAAAGATAAAATGTTTGTAAAAGTTTTTGCGTCTTATGATAAAGAGGAGGATGGTTCGTATACGTATGGAGATCGAACGATGATTCCTAGAGCTTGCATTAAGAAGATGATTAAGCTACAGTAAATAAAGGAGGAAACATGACTAAGAAAAAGACTAAGAAAAAAGATAAGAACTATCTTAAAAAGTTGAATAAGAAAAAAGGCAAAAAGAATAAAAATAAAAAAAATAAAAAGAAGAAAAGATAGTTAGGATGTGGAACCCTGATCGGATTGTGGTTTGCGTATTGACAGCACTGGTTGTGGTTCTCTGTCTTCAGTTGTACTTTCAACATCTATAACCTCTTCCGGAGTGATATTAATAATTTTACGATTGCTCTTTAAAAGATCAGCGATTTCTTTATTCATTTCTTCCTCATTTTTATCGTCATCTAGTTTACCATGTAGAATATGTTTTTGTTCTACATATAAACCACCGGCTTTACCACGCATGTGTTCAGCGTTGGCTGCAGCTGAGAAAGATCTATGTTTAAGTGCTTGATCTCTAATACGAGCAAGTTCCGTCACATGTCTGCCATAATTCACTTTGAATCGATTACGTTGTTCTTCTCGAAGATCACCAATGTATTTGACCACTAGTGGAGATTGCTCTGGATTTTGAAGTTCAGAGGCCTCTTGTCTAGCTCGGTTTTCACTATAGCCTGCTTCAATAGCGCATTCATAATCAAATTTACGCCCTTCATACAATACTATAAGTTCTGCGAATTTACGTTGCATTCCAGTTAATCTTTTAGGAACTCCCATACTTGACAATTTAAGGTAACAGTTGTAAAAAGTCAAGATGGATAAAGACATAGAAGTGTGGACACAAAGGAACGAAATACTGCATAAAAAGGTGGAAAGAATGATGGAAGAGTCACGAGAGAAAGAGACTGCTTTGGCTAATGCATTAGAAGTAAATGAATCACATCAAAAGTTGAACGGAGTTTTGCGTACACGGATGACCGAGTTGGAAGAGGATAATAAAAAACTAGCTCAACAAGTTGAGGATTATATTAATAGAATTAAAAAAATAGAGAATAATGTTAAGAGGTAGAGATTTAATTATGATCTTTGACCGATTCGTTGGTCCAAAGAAAGGAAGTGGAGTTGCGCAAGATGCGCGAGTACAAGTTCGTACACCGGATGGAAGACATTATGATGTCATGGGTGTGGATCTTGTTTTAAATAAAATTATTGGTTCACGTGAGACTCATCGAATTGTTATTTCTACTCACGCTGAAGTAGCTCCAATGGGAAAACCGAAGCTCATTGTATAATACATAGGTTACCTTAAAAAATAAATGGGACCAGAGAAAAAATTGTGGCAAGAATTAAAACGAAAGACACCTCAAATTAAATGGACAAGGATTGAAAATACTAGCTCATTAGGTACGCCTGATGTGTTGGGATACAATAGTTCTGGAAAGTTTTTTACTGTTGAGCTGAAGGTTACACGAAGTAACAAAGTTCGATTTTCTCCGCATCAAATTGCCTTCCATGTTCGCCATCCAAAGAACACTTACATCTTAGTAAAGTCGCTTGTCCAGAGCGACCTAAAACTTTTTGAAGGATCACAAATCAAGCAGCTTGTAGCTTGTGGCTTTAAGCTTGAGGCTTGTAGCTTGGGGCTTGAATCTATCATTCGCACGCTTGAGACTTGAAGCTTGCGGCTTGAGGCTTGCGGCTTGGGACGGGAATCTGGTATTCGGGGCTAGTGCTTACCATAGCTCACGTTCGGGATGTCTCTGTTCCAGCAGGATCTACAGTTTCGACACTCATTGCCTTGATATGGAGCGGGGCAGGTGTGGTATCCGGTGTTAACTACACAGCTTGTCCAGGGCCAGCTCTTCAACGGG